CACTTGATATGGTTGCCAAGTTAACCACCTCTCCTGAGGCCATGAAAGAAAACCCGGAACGCCTGTTCTTAAGGTAACACATCCCATAGGATCGTGAATCTGCCTTACAAGCTTCCCAGAAAATAAAGAATAATCTATTTGACTCCCTAAAGTCTGGTGCCCCGACGTCAATTTTAGACCACTGCAAGTACATGTAATGAGTACCACTAATGTAAGTAGGAACGTCTTTGTTATAAAACCAAAAACCTTTCTCCCTACGGGTAAATTCATTATCGATGTAATCATACCATTTTGTTTTAAAATCCTCTGGATATTGTCTCCAATCAAATACTGTTTTTATTCTTGATAAAACTTTAGGATACTCCAGTTTGTTCCATGTTTTATTTTCAAACTTATATATATTTTTAGCTTTAGGTAATGCTATTTTTAAATTTTGTATTTCATATATTTCACCTATTTCACCTGTTTTACTAATAACTATAATATCATGCTCTTTATTATAACCATATTTCCATTTTTTATAACGGTTCATACGGTTTATAATTTTAGGTTTTACATAATTATCAAGTACTTTATATAAACTTTGCTTATACATTACTTGGCTCTTCTTTCAGCAAAACCTTTAAAAGATTTATCTTTTTTAGGTTCTTCTTTAGGTTTGTCTTCTAGCATGTTTTGTTCTTCTTCAATACGATTAAGTATTTCAAAAGCATCAAATATTGCTAGCTTTTTTGTAGCTGCAGCATTTTTAAGTCTATCTGCAGAAATATCAGGTCCAAAATCTATAATAGGTTCTTTAGCAACTTTAATTAACTCTTTAACTGCTACGCGCCCAGCTTGGATTATATTCTTCTTCGTTTCCTTTGTACTCATATTTAATTACAATATCATTTGATTCCATACAATAAATTCGCTTGCCATCAATAACAAACTCCCATTCTCTACCTGGTTTATAACCTATTAGGTCTCCTGGGTTAATATCTTGTGCCTCTAATGCATTATTACCTATTTTTAGTATACCAATACATTTTTGCTCTAAATCAACTGTTATAGAGCTTTTGTCTTTGATAGGCATTACAAAACATCTATCCATAAACGGCAGCCATTTTTCACCTTTTTTATATAAGTAAATCTGGTCTGGTTTACAGAAATATAAATCTTCTTTAAAATATTGACTACTATTTCTTTGATTACCTCTAACATCATACCATCTTCTAAAAATATTATGATGTATTATTATTTCATCACCTTTTTTAATATCAAATTTATATGCTAAAGGAACAGATAAAACAGTAGCGTGGCGACTAACCATCTTGTGATCTTCTATATTAGAATTAACAACAAGGGTTTTATCGCCTACTTTAATTTTATTATTATATCTACTATTAGTAGGAGTTATAATAAAATCATATATACTGTTCATTAATATTCTAAATCGTATTCTACAGATATAGCCATGTTGGAATTAAATTTTTTCCAAGGCATTATCTCATCATTTTTCTTTATAAATATATTATAAGAATTATCTCTTTCGCTGTGATCAATATTGTTTATTACATGACCACCATATACTTGTTGGCCTACAGAATAATGCATAGCTTCATTCTTGTAATCAGCACCAATACTGATTTTTCTTATAACTGAATACATTACTCTTTATCTTCGCAATCTACGCAGTCTTCTTTTTTTTCTTCGCCACAATCATCACAGTCTTCTTCTTTAGCTTCAGGAACTTCAGTAGATTCTACTTCTTCCCAAACACCTGTTTTTAAATTAATATTAACTGCTCCATATTTTGCTTCAAGCTCTTGTTTAGTTTTTTCTAAAACCTCTAATGCAGCTTTATATTCTTGCATTTTTTTGTTTTTTTCGATGTCTAGTGCACCCATATCGAAAACTGCTCTTTGCAAATTATTATTTTGCTCGTTAATATTTTTTAATTCTAATTGTTTAATTTTTCCACTTTTTGCCATTTGATTAAATTTTAATTATTATTACTATATTTATAGTTACTTGTTAATATATACTTTTACTTTTTGAATATACTACTCGCCTTTTCCGTCGTTCGACCTCCGAAATAGGCTAATACAACGGACATCATTACTTTCTCAAAAGTATCATTCCATAATTCATTTATATGAAAAGGTATTGTTTCCACGCTATCTAATATACCCGCAAAAGAAAATACAACAATACACCACACTAAGACTAACGGACGTACGTTTTTAGACATCCAAGAGTCTGACATAGAATCTGCTTTCCATCTTGATGTAATAGCTTCAATCTCTTTTGTTTGTTGTTCGTAGATTATTTGTTGTAATTTTATCTTATCATCTGCTGGAGCATCAGCTTTTGTTATAGCTTCTATTGCTTCTTTTGGTGATGTTACACCTTGTAATACATTTCCTAATGTAGGATTTATTACAGATGCCGCACCAAACAATAATTGTCCAACGGTTGTATCTTTAAATTTCTTTTTACTCATGATTTCTTATATGCTTCTGCTTCCCACGGTAGGTTTTTAGCTCCTTCATGCATTTTTGATCTTGGATATACTTTTCCTTTCCAATATACATTTTCATCATCATAATCCAGATCACCTCTTTTAACTTGATCAATATGTACTTCTTCATGATCTATAACATCTTCATGTTTATGTAATGGTACATCACTACCAATAAGTATAGTGCCATTTTTATTGCCTTTACCCATAGTACCTGGTTCTAATTCACGCTCATATATAGGTGAATTTTTTTTAAACGGAGGTGTTAATTTAAAAGACATGTCTATGATTCTTTTGGTTTTGGTACATATCCAGCAGGAATAATTTTATCATTATAATCCTCGCTATCAGCTGTTGACATTAAGCCTGAATATTCAGCACCAATCATTCCTCTTTTAATCTTCTTACCTGTCTTAGCAGCTTTACCTACTTTCATTGCTTTATCAGTAACTTTAGCGGCTATTTTAGCTCCAGCAAGACCTTGTCCAACAGCTGGAATCATCGATCCCGCATTTAAAGCCATATTACCTAAATGTCTTTTAACGTCACCACTACCAGTAACACCAGCGTGAATAGCTCTTCCTCCAGAAACAAGAGTGTTAACACCATCTGCAACATTACCTATAAGAGGAACTGCTCCAGCTACGGTTAAACCATCTTGAACCCAATCTAACCAACTACTAGATTTTTCTTCTTGTGCTTTAACGTTTTGTTTTTCTATAACATTATTAGCTTGATTATCTTCACCACCCATCATTTTCATAGGCGATACCATATTCATTGGAGAGTTTCTATTTATACCAAATCTCTGTACGTAAGACATTATCCGTATATTCTACCTTTACCTTCTTTTTGTCTTAAATCTTTTAAACTAGGTCTACGCTTTGAAGGCTTCTTTGGACCTACTCTTCTACCTGAAGCGTCTTTGTCAACTGGATTATCTTTCATAAGATCTTTTTTCTCCTGCTTATCTTTTTTAAATTTTGCTAAATCAGGTTGATTACCAGAATATTTTCCTTCTTTTTTCATAGGTGCTTTCATAGACATGCCTTTATCAGCTATGTCGTTTTCAAGATAATGTAATCTCGCTTTACCACTTAAGTTTTTATCATAAGCCATTTTAGCGTCATATCTTTCGTCTGATTTACGAGCTTTCATTCTTGAGCTCATATGTTTGTGTATTGGATGCATAATTGTTTTTTTTAATTGTTTATATAAATGCTGTTATTTCTTTTGCAGTAGTAAGTGTGTTAGGTATTCCAGCACCAGCGTTAGCTGCTGTTCCTACCATTACTCTTTGTACTACTACATCTAATGTTTCACCTGCAGAAACTCCTTGTATGAAAACATCGTCTCCATCAATAGTTTTTACAAATATATCACTTTTAATTTCTGCGTTTTGACCTTGTTTATCTCCAACATATAATATAGCTCCTTTTGGTTGAGCTTGATTCGCATCATATATTTTATATTGTTGAGTTGTTGAAGGCGCGCCTGTCACAGGAAATATATTTTTACTAAGTGTTAACACGGTGTCACTATCTACTGCATTAACTACAGCTGCTTCTGGTCCTTCCCATGCGGAAGTAGTTGCAGCGGTCATGTTATATACTATTTGTCCTACTTGAACACCACGGTTACTAACAACACCGTTAGCGCCTATTACTTGTTCAAATGCTCCACTAGTATCTACAAGTTTGTTATTTGTTAAACTAGTTGTAGTACCGGACTTTGTTGCTTTTGGTCCCGGAATATTTATATCGTTATCTATTGCTACCGGGATTGCATTAGTATATACACTTGCGTTTATTAACATGATTAATTATTTTTTATTTTTCTTTTTATAAGGACCGCCTGTCTGTGCTAGTTCATGATTTTCTTTCATTCTTTTCACAATTTTTTTACCAAGTTTAGCAGCTCCTTTAATTAATTTTTTACCTCCTTTAATTACTTTTTTACCAGCAGATATAGCGGCTGTAGCAGGTCCATAAACTTTATCACCACTAAGATCACCCATAGGTGAATTTGTATAAGGATTTCTTTTACCACCTTTCTTCATTTTAGCTGGAGATTTACCCTGTTGAGTACCTTTAGCTCTTGCTTGTTGATCAGCCATTATTTCTTTTCTAGTTTTACCAGATTTATGAGATTTTCTATCTCCATGAGCAGCATTTTTTGGCTCATGAAATTTAGCTGGTGATTCATTTTTAACACCACTTACATTATCTTTTTGTTGTTGTCTACTTTCTTTTATAGCCATTGATTTTTGACTAGCAGATAACTCTCCTTTTCTAGCTTTTTTTCTTATAGATCTTCTTTCTTGTCTACGCTTTTTTCTTTCTTGTCTGTTACTACCGTCTCTACCTTCTGAGCTTACAACACCTTTATTTTTAGCTGTAGCTGGTTTTTTATCATTTTTTGCTTTTTGATCAGCTACTTTTTTACCAAAATCTTTTACAGCTTTACTAGCAGTTTCTACTGTAGCAGGTTTTTCTTTTAATAAAGATTTATCTTCAACAGCTTTAGAAAACATACCTTCTGCATTTGCTGGAGATGGTTTAGCAGTTTGTTTAGCTTCTTTACCATGACTCTCAATAAGTTGTTTCTTTTGATCTTCTAGTTGAGATAATAATTCGTAATCAATACCACCTTGTCCTTCAGAACCTTCTTTTGATTGTCTTACTCTTTTAATTCTTTTTTCTAAAGCTTTTAATTTTTTATCATGAGCTTTTGCTGGAGAACCATCTTTTTCAATAACACCTCTACCAATTAACACATCTTTTTTAGTTACTTTACCATCACCTGAAAGATCTTCCATTTTTGCAGCAGAACCTTTGGCTCTTGCTTTTTGAGCAGCAGTTGGTCCAGAACCAGCGCCCTTCATTTTAGCATTAGCTACTTTACCCGCTATTTTAGTTGCAGCTTCTTTTGATTTACCTTGATTCATTAGTTTTCCTACTAAACTATCGAAACTGTTTAACGGTGAGTTAAAGTTTAATGGATTTTTACTAAACGGATTTTTACCTTGATTATATGCCATGATTATCCTCTTTTTGCACGTTGTGTTATAGGCATGCTTCCTCCATAAGGAACTGCCCCTAATTTTAATTTCATTCCATCACTTCCGGAACTTCTTCCTGGAACATGTGGTCTACCTGCTTGATCTAGTGGTCCGTCCCATATAGACGTTTCCCCTACAATACCTACAGAATTCTTTTTTGACGCATGAGTATGAGCTTTATCTTCAATCATACGTAGTGGTGAGTTGTATTTTTTCATTATTTTTTATTTTTATTTAAAGGGTTTCCCATGTCTTTATCAAAAGATCCAGGTATTTCATTTCCAAACATAGAGTTAGCGTTTTCTATAGCGCCTGGTGAAAAAGAATTCATAGGCATAAGATCTGGTTGAGCATCAGCTTGTGGATCTAAGCTTCCAGGTAAACCGGTTGCAAATTCAGGTCCAGAGTCATCAGCTTCGTTACTGTTTCTATCACGCATTAAAACACCCATTTGGTTTTCTAACTTATTAATTCTTTTACCAAGTTTTTTTCTACCTCTACCGCTTCTTATGGCACTTGCTGCACCCGCTAGGAAACCGAACTCTAATGGACTTTTACTCATCTTTGTTTGTCTTTATTTACATTATACATTGCTTGATACATAACTTTATCTGTATATGTTTCTCCCGCAACTAATTTGTTTCTACGCTCACTCATAGGTATATCATCTAATCCTAGCATAATTCTATAAACTCTGCTAATTAACTGTTTACCTTTAAATGATATTTTATATATATTATATTTTTGTGTAGTTCTATTTCTATGTCTCCACACTTTTATCCAATCATTTTTTATTAACTTACTCCATCTACGATTATTCCAGCTAAACGTATATGTTCCAGCTTCAAAATCTTTTTTAGTAAATAAATCAATACAGTCTAAATAGATAATTAATTCAAACTCAGCATCAGTTAAGCCGTTGTTTTTACAAGCCCACTTACGTATTATTCGATAATGTTTTAACAAGTTTAAATCTTTAAGATCACTTGCTTCTAGCTTTTTCATAAAACAACGACAACATTTTCTTGTCTTATAACTTGATATGGTTCTTTATCTATTTCTATTCTGTGAGCAGCTGCTTTATCAAAAAATATAATATCTTTTGTTTTAACAGCTACTACTTTTTCACCTACTTTAATTACCTCAGCTTTTTGAAATCTTACATCTTCTCTTTGTTTTTCCGTAAGAAGTAAACCACCTTTAGTAGATTGATTAGATTCTTCTATTTTTTTTATAACTAAATTATTACCTATCGCCCTCATGTAATCTAATATTATTAATTATACAATCAGTTGATAATATAGTTGTTGCTACAGAAGCCGCGTTTATTAGCGCACTTTTTGTAACTAACAGAGGATCAATAATCCCGCTGTTAATCATATTTACCATATTTCCTGTAACCACATCAATACCGTGACCATCTTCAGCTGCAATAGTATATTCTTTATAACCAGCGTTGTCTAGTATTGTTTTAAAAGGTGATAATATAGCTTTACTTAAAACTTTTTCTCCAGCATTTTTTTCTTCTATTTTTAAAGCAGCGTTGAGTAGAGCAATACCACCTCCAGGTACTATACCTTCTTTTATAGCGGCTCTTGTAGCGCAGATAGCGTCTTCGACTCTATCGCTTTTTTCTTTTAATTCTATTTCTGAATTAGCACCTACTTTGACAACGGCTACTTTAGCAGCTAATAACGCTAGTCTTTTTTCATATGCCATTTTTAATCCGGACAATTTTTCTTTGCTTTGCTTTTCATGAAGCTCTTCAATAAGCTTCTCTACTGCAACCGGTGTTTCATCAACTTGTATTATAGTATTATCTTTACTACTAACTATTTTTTTAGCTTTACCTAAATGATCTACACTAATTAAATCCATGTCATCACCTAAGTCTTCATTTATAACAGTAGCGCCTGTCATTAACGCTAAGTCATTTAGTTTTTCTTTTTTAGTAAAACCATATGTCGGAGCATCTACAATACATACTTTTATATTACCTTTCATTTTATTCATAGCTAGAGCAGCTAACACTTGAGGATCTACGTCCGCAACAATAAATAAAGGTTTGTTGTTTTTTATAACATACTCTAATACACCTTGTATTTTACGTATGTTTTCTATTTTAGATTCTACTATAAGAACAAGAGGATTTTTTAACTCAGCTGAACCCTTGGCTTGATCAGTAACAAAATGTAAACTTTTTAAAGGTTTTTCATATTGCATACCATCAATTATTTTAACAGAGCTTTCTAAGTCTTTAGATTCTTCCATCATTACGATACCTGTTTTTCCTACATCTTTAAACGCTCCTCCAATTAGTTCACCTAATTTAGAATCATTGTTTGCAGATATAGTAGCAACTTGATTAATCATTTTGCCTTCAACTGGTATGCTAATTTTTTCTAAATAATTAACAACTTTTTTAACAGCTGAATTAATACCCTCCTTTAATTCTCTAGTATTAGTTTCTTCTTCAGCAGCATATCTTAATATAGCATCAGCTAAAACCGTAGCTGTAGTAGTACCGTCTCCAGCTTCTTCTACAGTTTTTCTTGCTGCTTCTTTTAATAACGTTGCGCCCATGTTTTCAACAGCATCGAATAATACTACTGAGTTTGCAACAGTTACACCATCTTTAGTTATAATGGGTTTTCCTTGATCATCTTCCAGGATAACACACTTGCCGCTAGCTCCTAATGTGGAGCTAACAGCTTTAGTGAGTTTTTCTATCCCTTTAAATATTTGATCTTTTGCATCTTTACCGAAGTTAAGATGTTTC